AGAATTATCACGCCTCATGCAGTAGAAGATATCAACATAGCGGAAGCCCCGTTCATAGATATTGCTGGAACCGTATCTGCTGAATCCGGTGCATCCGGTGTGTTAACAGTCGAAACTCCGTTGGCTGGCTCAGTCAGTGCTTCTTCTGGCGTGACTGGTTCATTAAGCGTTGATACTTCATTGGCCGGTTCTGTAACTGCAACCAGTTCAGTTTCGGGTTCTCTTAGTGTCTTGACTTCATTAGTTGGTTCCATAACTGCAATCAGTTCAGCAACTGGGAATCTATATGTTCCAGCCGAGTTTACTGGAACCGTATCCGCGGAATCCAATGTAACCGGCAACTTGACCGTAAAATACAATCTGTATGCCTCCACGTCCGCTGTTTCTGGTGCTGTTGGTAGCCTGAACGTAACCCGAACACTCCGTGGTCAGTCGACTGGGGACAGCAATATAGCCGGTTCTATGGGCTTTACGGAAACAAGGCTGCAAGGTTCAGTCTCAGCCGTTTCTGGTGCTGCTGGTTCTCTCAGTGTTCTAACTTCTTTAGCTGGTTCAGTAACTGTAACCAGTTCCGTATCCGGCGTTATTTATGACGTCGCAACTATCACGCTGGCTGGGATAGTAAATCAAGTTTCCTCCGTGGGTGCTTCTTTAAGTGTTGAAACTCAATTGGCTGGTTCAGTAACTGCCGTCTCTGGCACTGCTGATTTTCTAATTCTAAACGCTGTGAAATTCAAAGGTGTTGTTTCCGCAGTCAGTACCGCCTCCGGATATGCAACTTGTAAATGGAGACTCTTTGGAACTATTGACGCCGTTTCTTCGCTCGGCACGCACACTTTGGATTTGTATCCAGATTTCGCGGCGACAACTTTGTTCTATAGGCCTCAGGCTAATATAACTGAGACGTTGGAATGGTTGACCAAAATATTAAAATCCCACGACGGAACTGAACAACGTATAAAGGTAAGACAATCCCCGAGGCAATATTTCAAGTATCGAATTTTGCTCGATACTAACAAATTGAATACTTGGATGGATTCGCAAGTTCATGGCTGGCTGCGTTTGAAATGGCTTGTCCCTATTTGGACTGAGTTTGTAGAACATACCGCGGACATAAACCATCATGATGCTACAATAGCAGTTGACACAACCGAAGCGGATTTTAGAGCAGGTGGGAAAGCTATAATTTGGAAATCTCTTACTGAATATGAAGTTGTAAAAATCCAAACGGTGCAGGACAACCAGTTAACTTTGAATCCGAATTATGGTATATTGGGATCTTTTACTGGCTCGAAATATATTATGCCGTTAAGAGAAGCCTATATGACCATGTCGGTTAAAAGGGAACGGTATAATTCAGAAATCGCAACCGCGGAAATGGTTTTCAAAATCTATGACAATACTAACTTGACAGGCTGGATACCATCTGCAAACTATGACGGAATGCCAATTTTGAACACTCCTACGTTTATGGAAGGGACACACGGCGAAGGCAGTAATCCAAATAATAAAGTATTGGATTATCAAACTGGAACGTTCGAAGTTGTAAATCATGCTGATTTCAATTACACTACGCAAGCACATAAATTTCACAATGATACGAAGGCAGCTTGTTGGAACTTTAGGAAATTTCTGTACTCCCTAAACGGAAAACAAAAAGCGGTTCTTATACCAACGTTCAGAAGTGATTTTGTGCAGTCCGGAACAATTGTAAGCGGACAAACTTATGTGGACATTGAAAAGATAAATCTGGCTGCTAACATGGGCCTCAACAGTATGCGAACGTATATTGGTTTCTACTTCCCAACAACAGGACAGTTAATAGTTAGAAAGATAACAGACATCGCAGTAGTTGGTCCGACACTCCATGCAACCACGGAACGAATAACTTTCGATGCAGACTTAGGATACCCGACTATACTTTCATCTGGCGATTGCCGGATAGGGTTTGTTGATAAGTGTAGATTGGAATCCGACAAAGTTAAAATGGATTGGGAATGGACTGACAAAAACAGTTGTGATACTAAATTCGCGAGGGTTGTATAATGGCATGGAAATTAATGGAAGGCACGATTGCTGCATCATCCGGTGCAGCAGGTGTCTTAACCATAGACAATTATTTGAATTTGGAATCCAGCTCCCAAGATGGGGAACCTGTTGAACTATACCTATTCAACAAACAGGATTTGGCCTTCTGGTCTTATACCAGCACAGACCAAGTAATCCCATATCTCGGGAGGGACTATGCTCCAATAACAATCAAGAGAGGAAAAATTCGTTTAGATACAAACTCTCTTAAAACAAAATTAGAAATCACCGTACCGTTAACAAATCCGTTCGCAAGATTATGGATAGCACAACCAGTCGAAGGGATAGTGTCTATAACTATTTATAGATGCCACAAAAATTCTTTCGTAATATATTGGACAGGATTTGTACGAGGCGTAAAATTCAAAACAGATACTGTATCGATTATTTGTAGTTTGAAAACTACAAGCCTGAAACGCTTCGGGCTGATGCGAAAGTACCAGCGGAATTGTTCGCTCCCACTATACACTCCGTTGTGTACGATATCCGAAGACGATTCTGATTTCTATGTGGATGGGACAGTCAATTCTGTTAACGGCACAACCGTTGATGCTACTATTCTAAGCAGCAAAGTTGACGGCTGGTTTCTCGGCGGTAAATTCAAAACTGATGATGACGAAGTGTTACAAAAAATTGTGTACCATTCCGGCACAGAAATAAAAATAGCAAGGTCTGTACTATCTTTGTCCGCCGGTGATACGTTCAGAGCATGGGCTGGTTGCGACCATCTTAAAGAAACTTGCAAAACCAAATTCGATAACAAACTAAACTATGGAGGCTTTCCGTATCTGCCTAACAAGAATCCGTTCGCAGGCGATCCGGTGATGTAAAATGTTTACTACAAACAAAATGAAATTACGACACGCGATTCCATTCCAGACTTTGGCAGTAATTTTTTATTGCCTTGATGCGTATCAGAATGGCCTCCACGAGATTGAACATCCGGAAATACAATTGGCTTGGATAAATTTTGTTATATACGTCGCTATTATGATAACTCTGGCGATAGTGATGGCCCCGAAGCCTATGCAGCCAAAGAAGCCTATTCCGATAGGCATCGAGCAATTTGATGTTCCAACCGCAGAAGAAGGAAGGCCGATACAAGTATTATTCGGTAAAAGATTTATCGCGTCGCCGAACGTCGTTTGGTACGGACACTTAAAATCAACTCCAGTAATGGGATAAGGAATTAACTATGGGACTTTTTGGTGGCGGAAAGAAAAAGAAGCAGGTAATAGGATATCGTTACAGCTTAGGGATGCACATGATAGTTGGACACGCCCACAATGACGGCGTCGAACGAATTCGCATCGGCGAAAAGGTTGCATGGACACATTCAAACGTTGCCAAAGATAGCCACACGACAATTGTAACTTCTGCTGTCGTAACTGGCAAAGGCTGGCGAGCACAAACGATAACTCCGACTTCAAGATACACTTTGAATTCTGTGGAACTGATGTTGTATAGGGATTCGGGACACACTCCTGGAATTCTAACTTGTAGTATTCGAGCAACAGATGTGAACGGACGGCCTACTGGTAATGACTTATGTGTTGCGACTACAGACGGAGATACGCTTCCAGTCGTATGGGCTCTTGTCGATGCAGAGTGGAGAGAATTTGAATTCACCGCCCCGATTATTTTAGAGAGTGGGACAAAATACGCGATCGTATTACATACAACTGATAGCAGTGCATCATCAGATACAGCTAAATGGATCGCGTCAAATGATAGCAGTTATGCAGATGGTAATCTTGAATTGTCAACAGATGCCGGTGTCACATGGGCTGCATCCCCATCCCCAGGATTGGATATGGTTTTCAAATGTTATAAGAAAGATGGAGACGCTCCAAATTCTACAATCTCAATTTCAAAGGAAAATTTATTCGGTGGACAGAAATCTGAAGGCGGAGTAAGCGGAAACGTTGACATACTGTTTGGGGAACCAGGCCAGCTACAGAATCCATACCTTGTAGCAAGACTCGATAACGATATACCCGCATTTCGCGGCGTTTTCGGTGTGGTACTGAATCAAGTTTATATAGGAACAAGTTCTTACTTGAAGCCTTGGAGTTTCTTATGTAAAAGAGTCTGCAAACTAATAGACGGTTCAACGCAATGGTACAAAGAGAAAGCAGTTGTCAGGCCGAGAGAAGTCGATGGCGATGACTTAAACGCAATTCATATTATACGCGAATGCCTGACCGCCCCAGAATGGGGGCTTGGATGGAACGCATCAGATATTGATGATGCTTCATTTAAGGAAGCAGCGAATATTTTATACGATGAAGGCTTTGGCCTGTCAATGCTTTGGGATCAGGTCGAACCGATGGAAGATTTTGTCGACGAGGTTCTAAATTATATCGCCGGTATTTTATACCAAGATTTGTCTACCGGAAAATGGATTATAAGTTTGACAAGGGATCACGCTTACGAAATAGCTTATGATGGGATAACAACCGGTGACAATAATCAAGGCAATGCTCCTTTTCCAGGCACTCGACATTTCGCTCAGTCGTTCACCCCGACAAGAAGTTATACAGCAGCTTCCTGCAAGGTAAAGATTTATAAAAAGTTTACGTCGGATACTATAGATGTTAGATGTGAATTACGAGCCGTGGATGCAAACGGCCATCCAGATGAAACTGTAATAGCACAAGGAACAATACTGACCGCGGAAATCAGCGATACCGCATCTTGGGTTTCCTGTGATTTCCATAAGATGGCTGCTCTAACTATCGGCACTAAATATGCCCTAATTGTGAAGGCAATAAACGGCATCGGAACTCTATATTGGAGAGTCGATACTTACAGTGATTTTTATACAGGAGATTACATTGTATCCAATGACACGGGTTCCAGTTGGACAACCGTGGACCAAAATGATTTCATGTTTGAAATTTATGCAGGCGGAGAATTAGAGTCGTTTAATGAAACGCAAGTAACAGCCATTGAAGATTTTTCGAGACCTGCCTACGGTGAAATCACAGACGCGGTAACTGTTAAGTTCTGGGATAAGTTAAATCACAAGACACGTTCTACAGAAGACCGAGACATTGCTTTAATAGCAAAACAGAACGGCATCGTGATTGAAAAGATACTAAACTATCAGGGCATCTGCGACAAGGGGCTTGCGAACGATGTTGCAGCCAGAGAATTAAAACTGGTCAGCCAGATGTTGGCCGGTGTCAGGCTGAAATGCACAAGAGCGATGTCGCACTTAAAACCAAATGATGTATTCCTTTTTTCATGGACGGACTTAGGAATAACTCAAATGGCTCTTCGAGTATTGAATGTCGACTATGGCGATTTGCAAAGCAACAGAGTGATGTTGGTTTGTGCCGAAGACGAGTTCGGTGCTGCTGCAACTATATACGGCGAGGCTCCAGAAACTGAAATGGCGGAACCAATTAGCGACGCCATCGATGTCGCCCTCAGGCAGATTATAGAAATTCCATACTGGTCATTAGTAAATGACGTGATGGACTCTAAGGATTTGGTAGATGCCTTGGACAACGATTATACCAGAATGGCCGTCGTTGCAGCCAAACCAGTAGATGATGCTTATGACTACGACCTTTGGACAAGGTTTACAGCTTCTTATGAATTCGAAGACGTTGGTCAAGGTGTAACAGTTTTCTGTCCAGCCGGAACCATTACTGATGGGCTGGCACAGGATGGAGCTGACATTGATATTACACTGGCGACACAAATTGATTTGGACGATGTGACGGTTGGAACTTATGCCATAATCGGAAACGAATATGTCTTAGTTAACTCCATAGACACTACGACAAACATTGTAAATATTTCAAGAGCAGTCCTCGATACAACACCAGAATTGCACAACGCCGGTTCGGTCATTTATTTTGCTGGTTTGCACTACGCGGATGTCGAGCAAGAATATACGGCAGCAGATTCACCTGATGCAAAACTACTGACGAGAACAGGAAACGGTTCCCTTGCCATTGCAGATGCAACGGCGGAGTCAGCAACCGCTTTTGACAGCAGAATGATTAGACCGTATCCTCCCGGAAATTTGAAGTTCAATGGGGAAAGTTTCCCAACACATATTTCCACTGGTTCACATGGGAATAAAATTGCACTGACTTGGAATCATAGAGATAGGACACACGTCACGCAATTAAATACGCTGGTTCTTCATACGGATGCAGTTAGTTACGGGCCAGAAGCCACAGCAGAGTACACGATAAAAATTTATGGCGAAGGCGACATCCTTGGAAGAACAGTGACAGGTTTGTCCGGCGTCTCTTACGACTATACTGAAGCATTTGAAATTTCAGATTTCGGTTCGCTGCAAGAAACTTTAAGATTTGTAGTATATGCCGTCCGTGACGGCTACAATTCTTGGAGAGATGGTTACAACGTAACAGTTCAGCGTTCGATGCGTGGAACAGTTTCTGCGGTATCAGGCACGGCAGGTAGATTATCTGGCTGGTTGGAAGGCATCGTCTCTGCAATAAGCGGAGCATCTGGTAACTTGGATGTCATACCTTTATATCGTGGATCGGTTACTGCCGTTTCCAGTGTAACTGGTGAGTTGAATATTCAACCACAACTTATCGGTTCAGTATCAGCAGAATCTAATCTAACTGGCACTATGATTATAAATCCAGATCTAGCTTCCATTGTAGATTCCTATACGACTGGTATGTCCAGTTCTGAAGCTGTTTCCAATAACACTTGGAAGGCCCAAACATTTACGGCATCACAGAATTACAGTTTGGAACATCTACAATTGAACTTGTCTCGTGGAGCTACGCTTCCAGGCACGATAGAAGTTGCAATCCAAGACGTTGATGGCGTCGGTGCTCCAGTCGGCCCAGATTTGGCAACCGCATCTATAGATGTTGACCATCTCGATACCGCTTTCTTCAAAGAAGTGACGTTCCACTTTGGTACTTTGGCGGTTCTTATAAGCGGAACTAAATATGCAATCGTTTTGAAATCTCCATCCGTTGCAGGTGCATCCGTCCTTTGGGAAAATGACCACATCGGAGCAGCCTACGGAGTAGGTTCGCAATATGATTCTGCGGACGCTGGTTCTTCTTGGTTGGCACAAACCCAACGTGATTTGTATTTCAAAACGTTCAACACATAAAATCGAAAACCAAAACTTATCAGGGAAATCCATTTTCATTTGGGTTTCCCTTTTTTCGTCGGTCTTACGTTTCCACGGCAGGTTCTTCCAATATCCCTGCTGTTCTTACGTTTAACGGCTGCATCCAATTTATGGCCTTACGGCTGGCAAAATACTGTCCCCAGTCGACCGGCTGCTTCCTTTACTGGCAGCGATGGCCTAATTACACCTGATGACCGATTTTAAGCCGTTAGGGGAGGTCGGCCTTATTATTGTTCGAATAAGGAGGGTATTATTGGCGAAATAGAATTTTTCCACATAATTAATTTTCGTCCTTGCACTTTGCCGAATTATGTGCTATACTTTAAGTAGTTAAGGCAATGAAAAGTAAATAAGGAGCAAGAAAATGAAAACCTATCAAATAATTAAAAACGCTTGTTTTGGCAAAGAAATTTGGCTGCTGACGGTTGCAGCATTAATCGCACTTGCATAGAACAATAAATCTGAAAGGACCGATAATATGTACAAAATAACATTCATAGACAATGGAAAAACGTTTAAGTGGAGTTTGCGTAAATGCAACCAAGTTTTCGGCGAATACGAATTTATGGAAATTTTGGGCGGAAGCCTTCCACATATCATAGCTGTGAAAATATCGTAAAAATCAGAAAGTTTCATTTGCACTTTATTCCTTTATGTGCTATACTTTAAGTAGTTAAGGCAATGAAAGCAAATAAAGGAGCAAAATCATGGCACTGACAATAACAATAATTTTAAGCGGTTTACTCGCGGCACTGGCTAAAAAACATAAACCATATACGAACAGGCAGATTGAATGGATGAAACAGGACAACGATAATAGTGGTATTAATGTATTTGATAACTAACCGAATAACCAAAACAACTAAAACAGGAGACTGATAATGGCAAGAATAAAATTTGACAATGTGTTGAACAGGTATCGTATTTTGTTCGGAGACGGTTCGCACGGATGGTACTCGCAAAGAGCCGTGGAAGATATGTTCCCAAGTAGGGATTGGTCAATAGTTAAAGATTCGAACAACTGGTTCTTTATATAAGCGGGAGAATAAATATGGTGAATAGAATCCACGGGCAATGCCATGAGTGCGTAAAATTCATCGAGGACAATTGTCGCGGCAAAGCCCCAAAGAAAAAACAAGCCACATTTTTTGGGTCGATTCCGGCTGGCAAAGTTGTAACCGGATTGGCCTTTTGCAAGTTTTACGAATTCGACGAACGGCTATATGTTTATCCAGATAAAATGCCGTCATTCAAAACCGTAAAGAAGGAAGCGGTTGTGAAACATAAACGCAAAAAGAAACAGGCAGCAGCTCAAGACCATTCTGACCTTGTAGATGAAGCAGCCAGTTTGAACTTGGATGATTTGAAACATCTTTTGGAGGATGACTAAATGCCAAGCGAAATACCGGATGAATTCACTGGCGACGCCAACGAATACGCAAGAGCTGAAGAGCTGGTTGATAAATTCCATGCCGAATGGCCGGGAATGAAATTTGAAATGCCAGTAGAAACCGTCGGCCTGAGTTTTCACGATGTCGATTGCAATGAGATGCTTATGGTTGGATTAAAATGGATCGACCCGACGCCGGATTGCCTTGTGAAAGCAAACCGAATATTCGTCCGCACGTTTTTGGAAGAATGCGGATAGTCGACAACGACCGATAATAATATTCTGATATTATTCTATTTTGTCCTTGCGATATGGCTGCTTATGTGTTATACTTTAGGTAGTTAAGGCAACGAAATATAATATAGAAAGGTACGAAACATGGAAACTAAAATTCCGGCGTTCCCAGTCTTAGAACCATTGTCCAGAGCTACTCAAACAAATCTGGCCCCGATGGATTTCGACGATTCGGATTTCCTTGAAATCGACGTTGATGAAAAGGACGGTTCTCATTTCATAGTGCAAGCTGTTTGCCTTAAAAAAGTGGAAGGCAACTTGCTGATGAGTACTGATGAAGCTGCTTGCCCAGAATATGTAGAAACACCGGACGGAGTTTATGTCGTAGATGAACGAAGGCACTATTATCCAAGTTTCGATGCAACGTCATTATGGTTCAAAAGAATCCCAGAAGCCAGCCAAATTTCCTACGGGAAATGGAAACTGGCTGGCACTGATTATTCTGCTTTGGTTATTCACCATCTCTGGAAACATTCACATTTGATTTTCAAATCGGAGGAGGCTGCTTTACTTTATACCTACTTACTACGCAGATTTTTCGCCCAGAGTTACGCAGCCAAAACAGCAGCCGAATTCAAAACAGATAAAATAGTTCCTGAAATGCCAAAAGATTTCATCGAGCATAAAACGCTTCCACTTACAGATTATCAAAAAGTCGCTTTGATGTGCTCGATGCAAACTTCCTCTTATGCTTTGTTCATGGAACAAGGAACTGGCAAGACTCCCATCGTAGTTGCGAAAACCAGTTTGGAATCTGCCAGAAAACGTGCGAAGTATGCTGCTGCGAATAAAAAAGGCGGGATGCACCGAACATTGATTTTGTGTCCGCAGCAATGCCGTTTGAATTGGGAACGCGAATTCCAAAGGTTTGCAGTTGTTCCCGGGAAGACCGTTGTTTTAAGGGGAGCAGCAATTAGAAAGGTTCGCGGTCTTTGTGCTGCGGTTCGTGACGAAGAAGATTGTGCTTGGTCGTCAACTATTCTTTCCATCGATTCAGTAGGCCTAATGTGGGGAGCATTAAAGGGAATCGTATGGGACGAAGTTGTAATTGACGAATCTCATAAAATCAAAAACTGGAAGAGCAAAAGATTTACAACGTTAATGAAAATTGACGCTATACATGCCAGACATAAAATGATTTTAACCGGAACACCAATAACGAATACTCCGTTCGACCTTTGGGCTCAGTTCGAATGGATGTCACCTGGACTTTCTGGCTTTTCAACTTATGCCAATTTCAGAAGTTTCCATGGCAAGTGGAAAGAAAGTATGGAAGAAGGAACCGCCGTCCAAAAGCTAATCGGATTTAAGAACGTCCCGTTGATTCAGGAACGGCTGGCAAGATGTTCTTTCCTGCTTACTAAAAAGGAATCCGGTTTGAATTTACCAGACAAGGTTCGGGACCTTTATGAAGTTGCAATGATTCCTCAACAAGCTGCAATCTACGAACAGGTTGCAACCAAACTGGTCGCGGAGATTGAGGACCTGATTGAAAACTCAACAGATGCAAACTTAACAGTGAACCACGTCTTGACAAAACTTATCAGACTGGCCCAAATCTGTTCTGGCTTTGTAAAGTTAGACGATATTGAAAACTTGGATACAGAAACTGTGACTAAGGGCGACAATGTTCAAATCTCAACTAAGAATCCAAAAGTGGATGCAGTAGTTGACATGGTAAAAGAGGATTGGGAAAACGACAAGAACAGCAAGTGCATCGTGTGGGCCTGTTTCATTCCGGACATTGCAGCCATAAGCAAACGCCTGATCGAGGAGGGAATGAATTTTGTAGGTTATCACAAAGCCATTCCAGCAGCTTACAGAGTTAAGACCGCTCAGGCTGCGGAAGACAAAATGAACCGGGATGACACTTGCAGAATTATGCTTGGCAATCCAGCGTCAGCAGGCGTCGGGCAAAACTTCCTTGGTTATGACCAAGACTTTCCAGAAAACTCTACGATGTATATTAACCATCACATCTATTTTTCATGCAACTGGTCAGCCGTTGACAGGATCCAAAGTGAAGACCGTTCTCATCGCCGTGGAACAAGAACGAATTTACGCATCACAGATTTGGTTGTGCCTTATACAATTGATGATGAAATAAGAACTCGCGTAAATGCGAAACGGGATATGGCAATGGGGATCCAAGACATACGCGAAATGTTAGGAACAGTTTTATCCGGTTACAGAGGTTGAAAATAAAATAATATTTTCCTTGCATTGCATTCTTGAATATGGTATAATATAAACAGTTAAGAAAAGGAACATAGTATATAGAAGGGAACAAAATGAAAGCTGTAATTTATTTATTCACCCCAAGAGAATCGGATCTTAACGACAGAAAAGCAGTTCGTGAATTCCTGTCTCGTCCTTGCACTGGTAGGATGTTTTGGGAAGTCGACGGTCACGGTTTGGCCTATTCTATACCGTTTGCGAACGTTGCAACTTTGATGAACCTGCTGAACATGGCGTCCAACGACGAACTCAATATTGCAAAGTATCCTGAAGTTAGTATCCGGGAATACGATAAAAATAAAACCATCGGCTCCCGACGCTGCTTAAGAATACAACTGGATGACTTGGATCCAAAATATGATCCGAGACGGTTTGCAGCTTACCTGCCAGAGAACAGCCCACGGAACGATGGCTTCTGTGAGGATGTTATTGGCAGCATGACGCTGATGGATGCTCCCGATGACAACAGATACAAGAAGTTGTATTTCATAAACTGGTTCGAAGCTGGCATCGCTATCTGCAAGCAATACGCTGCGGAAGTTAACAAACGCATCCCTTTACAAGAACATGTAAATTTGAGAAGCTAAATAGGAGAATAGCAATGGGAAGGTTTGGAAGGTTTAGAAAGACAATGAGTTTGCCAACAGCCATAGAACTTTTTGGGCTCCAAGACGTTGGCAAAGTAACCAAAGACCTTATCGGAAAAACTTTCAGGAAACTATGTTTCACCGTTCATCCTGATAAGAACAAAACAATCAGCAAGGAACAAGCTGCTATAATGGTAACAAAATATTCAGATGCAAAGAAAGTCTTGCTGGAAAATATCGAAGCTATACCAGAGACAAA